GTGTTTGACGGTGCCGCACAAGAACAAGTATACAAAGATCTCAGAGTTATATTTGACCCTGCGGCACATGCTGTTGCAGAACAGGTCGCACAAGCCACACAAGCCGCATTGGTGGCACCAGCACCGCCCCAGGCTGAAGTAATGGCTTCTAGTGCAAAGAAAAAGCCCAAGAAAGTGGCCAATAAGAAATAACGGTAAATACAGTTCATATGAATATCAATGAGCTGGACAATTACAATTTAGCAGACGCAGTCAAATTCCATGATCGGTTAAATCCCCGATTGTGGGACAACCGCGAACACTTGCGTCCCGAAGTGCATGCCACACTGATGGCAATTGCCAGAGAATTTCAAGAATTCCTGGGTGTGCCCGATCTTGACGTTGTGGACATCACCATCAGCGGATCAAATGCCGCTTACAATTACACAAAAAACTCCGATATTGATTTACATTTGGTTGTGAAAATTCCCGATGTCAAACACAGCGAAGTTTATCGCGAACTGTTCAACGCTAAAAAATATGAATTTAACGATGCACATGACATAACCATTGGCGGTGCTGATGTGGAACTGTATGTGCAAGACTCTGAGCAAGCACATCACAGTCAAGGCATTTATTCATTATTAAACAATGACTGGGTCAGTGTACCAAAAAGGCATCGTGCTCAAATTGATGATGCTTGTGTACGTGACAAAGTGTCTGACCTAGACGCTAGGATTCATGCCGCTATTGAGTCTAATAATTCTAAAACTATTGATTTATTATGCAAAAAAATCAAGAGTTTCCGCCAAGCAGGTCTTGAGCAACAGGGAGAATTTGGCTGTGACAATCTTGCATTTAAAATCCTACGCAACAGTGGATGCATAAAGGCCTTGTGGACTGCTCGTGACGCCGCACGTGATGCTGAACTCAGCTTGCCCGAACAAACTGCACCCCGTCAGCGTGTGCGTTATGGATTTAGCGAGTCACCTGATGGTGTGAATCCCACAACAAAAATGTTCCTGGAACAGCCCATTGATGAATCACCCGACGGGGTGAACCCCACTACCAAGATGTTTCTTGAAAATGATAACGAAAGTGTAGTGCATGAGTTTATCAACTATGTGTGCGATCGACTGGGTATTGTACAACAGCCCAAAATCATTCTACACACCGATCCTGGCTGGAGTGAACAAACACAATCATTTGGGCGTTACACTCCCGATTCTCACACCCTAGAAGTCAACCTGGCCAATAGACACATAATGGACATCCTGCGTACTGTGGCTCACGAAATGGTACATTGCAGACAAAATCAACAACACGAATTACCGATCAATGCCGGTGACACTGGCAGTGAATGGGAAAATCAAGCCAATGCTCTGGCAGGTGTTATCATGCGTGACTATGCTGATGCACATGCAGAACAGTTCGCAGACAACAGTCTAGCAGAAGCCACAGGATATATTCCTAAAAATAAAAAGGAAGCTCGTGATCCACGATTCAGCATGGCCATCTCACCCGATGTGCATCCAGGACAAGTGGGTACGGAAGCAAACAAAATGGCCTTGCATACTGGCCCAAATGGCGAACCCACGCTGTTAATGAAAACTGTGAACCTGCGTGAAAGTATTGAAGAAGCCTCATATGAAGGCAATATTGGGGCAATGGAAACATTCAAGTTCTATCAGCAGGCCACTCCTAAACAAAAGATTACACTCAAACAATTGTTGGCAGATGGTGATTACACCCAAGCCTGGCAATTGATACAACAAGTGACAGATACACAGCTAGTGGGCCGTGAATTTGCTGAGAGTGTGGAACATGCCAGTGAACTAGACTCAGTGTTGGCACGTTGTATAAAAATGATCAATCACGGTCAAAAGACAGATCCCGAGCGGTACGGACGTGTGGCAGCCTGTTTGATTGACTCACAAGGGCATCACACTTATGCTATTAACCTGCCTGGACCTGACGGCACACGCAGACATGCAGAACGTGCGGCCATCAACAAACATCTAAAACGCTATAAAGAAATTGGTCCCGGTGCTGTAATGGTCACAACACTGAGTCCTTGTGTGAATCATATGAGCGAACGTTATGGCGAAGACTGTGCTGACTTATTGGCTGACGCTGGCATTGAACGTTGCTATGCTGGCTATCAAGACCCCACACAACAACCCGATGTAGACTATCCATTTGAGCTAGAAGTTACCAACAACGCTGATATCTTTAATACTTGTAAACAAATTGCACAGAGCTTTTTGCCCAAGGTAATAGCACAAGACAATACCGGTGATCAGTTGGCAGAAGGCCCACAACAGAGTATAACAGTTTATCATGGTAATCAAGGTGGATTACATGGCAAATTAATAACACCAATGTGGTGGTCTGAAGACAAAGATACTGCTGTCTATTATGCCACGCAATTTGGTGGTGATGGCACAGTGTTCACAGCAACACTATCTTGCGAAAATCCATATGTGATCACTGACAAAGACGAAACAAATACCATGGTAGAAAAGTACAAAACACTGGCACAACAGGGCCACGACAGTATCTATGATCCCAGGGGCCATGATTGGATTCCGTTCTACAATAAAGATATACACATCACTGACAAAGAATATCTAGATGGTCAAGAGCAAGGCATGGCGGAAGCATTCGACCAACCTTACAGGACCAAGTCAGAAAAAAGTGACTATGGCGATATTGACATGTTGGCCAAACTGCCAGATGGCACCAATTTAAGCATTATGTTTAACAATCAAGGTGATGATGAGTGGCAAGTTGAATTTTATAGAGATAACAGTCAAGAAGTCACAGGCGGTGGTGATGCTCAACGAGTGTTTGCTACAGTGTTAACATCCATGCAAAAATTTATTAAAAAATATAAGCCATGGCGTTTGACATTCTCGGCTAACAAAGATGTTCAACCAGGACAAAACAGCGAAAGTCGTGCAAAATTATACAACCGATTAGTTCAGCGTTATGCGGCTGCATGGGGATATGAGGAATACTCTGAAGACCACGGTGACCAGATTACATATGAGTTGACACAATTAAAGCCCGGTGTGGCGGAGGACGTAGAAAACTTTAACGGCATAGACGTTGCTATGGAAATAGAAGGTGACGAAATCATGGTACGAGCCACAGCAGGTGGGCGAGAACTGGGACATGTGTTGTTTGTGGAAGAAGGCGAATACCTAATGCCACAAGACCTGGAAGTGGATGAACGCTTTCAAGGGCAAGGTATTGCGGCTGCCATGTATGACTATGTAAAAAGCAAGGGCTACCGGATACGCCGCAGTGGTCAGCAAACAGATGCAGGTGCTGGATTCTGGGGCAAACATCGTCCTGAACAAAATGTCTGGGAAAACTTTGCTGATGGCAAAGGACCTGGCCGTCCAGGAGACAGCCAGCGTCACGGTATTCCCAAAGGTGCTACAATGGCAGAATTAGAAAAGGCCAGTCATAGTAAAGGTCGTAAAGGACAACTAGCTCGTTGGCAGTTAAATATGCGTAGAGGTAAAAAAGAATGAGAAACTACATAAACCTACTGGAAGCCATCGCACATGGTTGTCCCACAGCAACGCATGACATAGATGTCAATCTAAAAAATCGTCAAAAGGCCATAGATGATTATCACTACGGGCCGGCCAATCCTGACAGAGCCGAAAATTACTGGATCAAAAGTTCCAAAATATTCAAAGTCTCAGTTGCCACTGCCCGGACCATGCTGTGTGGCAACTGTGGTGCGTTTGATGTCAGCGACAGCATGAGAGAATGTATTGCTAAAGGCATCCGAGGTGATGAGCCCTCAGTGGATGCCAATGCCAGTATAAATCTAGCAGACCTTGGCTACTGTAATTTTTTACATTTTAAATGTGCAGGCACACGCTCATGCAAGGCCTGGATCACCGGTGGCCCCATCACCCAAAAAGATCGAAACAAGAGTGCTGATTGACCCATATGAGACTTGCAGAATTCAGCCCAGACACACTCGAAGGCAGTTTCACACAGGACTTGATTGAGAGTAAAACTTGGTTGATCACTGAAGTCAGCCGCATACACAACAAATTCAATGTGATTTACATCCTGGGCAGTTGGTATGGTAATTTGAGTTTGCTACTGATAAATCAGCACATGCAATTTAAAAAAATAATCAACGTGGACATAGACCGGGATGCATTGCACACTGGCTATGCGTTGGCGAAAAAACTACACATGGCTGATCGAATTGAACCCATGGTCCGGGACGCCAACGAACTGGACTATTCACAAGCAGTGGCTCCTAGCCTGGTGGTCAACACCAGTTGCAATGACATGAGCAATCAAGGATGGTTTGATCATATCCCACCGGGCACACTAGTGGCATTACAAACCAGGGATGATGACTTGGATGAATATCAGTTGTCTCGAACCCTGTATTTGGGCCAGCGACAACTTCAAGATCCCGAAGCAAGTTACGTTAGAGTTATGAAAATAGGTATCAAATGAAACGGTGTAAATACACCACTGGAGCACAAAATGAAGATTAGACACATTGTAGAAGCCGCGGACAGCAAAACAACCTTGGGTGGATTCCCTGTCACTGTGTTAAACATTGAAGATCAGGGGGTTGACGAGGTAGCACCGCCTGGAGCCCGAGCAGAACGCATGGTCAAGCATATCAAAAAGGGCTATGCCCAGGATGGTAAGCTGTCCGATAAAGAAAAATCAATTGCGTATGCCACAGCATGGAAAGCACACAATGCTGGTCGAGTGGAAGAAGCCTTAACCAAAAAATCGCAACCATATAATAAAGATTGGGTTAAAGATTTGCCCAAAGAAAAACTAGATGCACTAGCAGGCCCTCGGTATAAAAAAGATAAAAAAGAAAAAGATGTAGCAGAAGCTCTCAAACTAGATGCACCACAGCAGGCATGGTCCAAACCTGAAATGCAGGACTACCTGACACGTATCAAGACTGGCACACAAACCAAGGCAGACAAGTTCAAACCCATCATACACGGTTCAAACATCAAGGCCATTACCAAGGATGATTCAAACACAGAATGGAACTTGGCGGATCTTGCCCAACAAATAACAACTCGTCCCAAACAAATACTAGGCACAAATGCCAAAATGGCCAAGTCCAAAAAAGAAGGTGCCATCACATACGATTTAACGCTGCCAGCACTGAGTGGCATTGTGGTGGATGAAGACACAGGCGAGTTTGTGGAGATCAAAACCTGCCCCGGTGCAGGCGAATGTCAACTCATATGCTATGCTAGAAAAGGTGGCTATAGAATGTTCCCGGCATCATCAATGAGTGCGGCACAAGCATTAAACTTCCTGGTAAATGATCCTGCTGGTTACATGGCCATGTTCGATCGAGAAGTCAAAGCAGTGGATGCCAAGGCAAAAGCCAATGGTATCAAACTGCTGGTACGCATACACGATGCTGGTGACTTCTTTTCAAAAGAATACTACAACTTGGCCATGGATGTGGCTCGCAACAACCCCGATGCCAAGTTCTACTTCTACACCAAAATGGGTGAGATTGCCACAGACACATCGGCACCACCCAATGTTGTGTCACAGTTCAGTTCTGGTGCTAAAAGTCGAGAAGTCAAAACAGTCAATGTGGTACGTGACGCTGGAAAGCATGTTAAAGATGCTGTTACCCTGCCCAAGGACATGTTCCGTGGCCTGTTTGTGACCGACGCCAAGGGCAAGTATGTGAAAGATGCTGATGGTCGCACACAAGTAGTAAGTAATGAAGCCTGGCAACATTTTAAACAAAACTTGGCTGCCAGATATAAAATTGATCCTGAGAGCGTTATAACTTATGATCAAATGGTAAAGATTCCCGAAGGGCCCAAACCCAAGTGGAATGTGGTAGTATTTCCAGCAGGGCATGGTGACCTAGGTGCCACAAGGCTAGATGTACAAAATCAATTCATGATGTTTCACTAAATGATAGAACAATATGTTGTTAAAGAATCCGCTGTGCCTGGGTTCCATGTTTATCAAGCTCGTGTAAGGGTTAAAAATCCTTTGTACTCTAACTCAATGGACGTGGCCATTTTTGCTAAAAATCCACAAATGGCTCGCCAATTGTTAATGTCGCAGTACGGAAAAGACTCTGTTATTACCAACGTGGTGCAAATAGCCTAAACATAACGATACCTTTTTTTGCTAAATATTTCATGCAAAAAGAATCTGTTATTGTTGTTGCTGATGTCAATGTAAAATGGGCCGAAAATCCACCACGGTATAGATGTTATGTAAATGATGAACTGTTTACAGAACGCACTTGGACATGGACTGATCAGTATTTAGAAGAAATAATACCTATCTACGCCGAACCCGGAGCATATCATGTTAGATACGAACTGGTAGATCCGGAGTCTGCCAAAATAAAGATTAAAAATTTTAGAATAGAAAATGGTTCGGCCACAATTGATCAAAAAGGTCATGTGCAAATAACAGCAACAGGACAACCCGCATGAAAATACATGAAATAATGGAAACAGCAAGTGCTGGTGCCAGCTGTAGTGGCGGAATAGCACCGGTTTCAATGCCCATGGGCATGACGTCAAGAAATGGCGGAAGCATGCTGACAGGTAAATATGTAACGAGTTCGGACCCCACGCCGAATACTCCCAAAGAATACAAAAGGAACAAAAATGCTCGCGGACAGTTTAAAAATTCTATTAGCAACTGAATACGCATTCAGCATTAAAGCTCAGCTGTTTCATTGGAATGTTGAAGGTCCTGACTTTGCACAACTGCACGAGTTTTTTGGAAATCTATACCAAGAAGTCTATGATGGCTCAATAGACAAAACCGCAGAATACATCAGAGCCATGGGTGACTACTCACCCGGCAGTTTTGAACGTTTTAGTGAACTTAGTATCATACAGGGACAAACAAAAATACCACGTGCCCGACTCATGATCGAAGAACTGTTGGCCAACAATGCCCAACTACTTGATCTTCTCAACAAATGTTTTGCTACTGCTGAACAAGAAAATCAGCAGGGCATTGCAAATTTTATAGCAGAACGCATTGATGCTCAACAGAAGCATGCATGGATGCTGAGAAGTTTCTTGAAAGACGATCGAGCATGAGTGATGACATCTACAACATAATCCAACGGTTAGCCATAATTGAAGGTAAGAGTAATTTAAGCCCGGGTCAAAAATCTGCTGGCCAGTTGCCGGCCTTGTTCAAACCCACCAGCATTAGTCCTGTGCTCACAAGCAAGACAGATAAAAAGAATCCACTAGGTGGAAAACTAGTGGGCAGTCTTGAAGAAACCATGCAAAGCGTAGAAGAAGACATGCTGGGCAAAGTCAAAAAGAGTTTTGCTGACTATTTGGAAAAGTTAGAAAAGGCCGATCATCTTGACCCGCACCTGGTTCGCAAAGCCAAACACGATCTTGAGATTGGTGATGATGAGGAAGTGGACGAAGCTGAATGGGATCATGATGTACAACCAGATACAGGTCCCAGCGACATGGCCGACACAGAAGTAGCCCACGGTGCGGAAGATCAAGTGGCCACTGCTGTTTCACAACCCACTGCACCATTGGGCGAAAGCCCTGTCAAAACATACACCATGGAAGATGGCACATGTTTAGAATGTTATGGCGACGAGACTCAAGGTTTTGAATTACGCAATGGTGAACGCCGGTTACCCACACGTTTTCCTCGCATGGACCATGCTGACATGGCTGTGAAGTTGTTTCAGCGTCGTAAGCAAGCCGCACAACAGCAAGATCAAGACTACATAGAAGAACGATAACATGATAGTAGATGATTTATTCAAACGAGTTGACGAAAATGATGAGTTGTTTACTCATTTAAAAAAACAGTTTCCTCAACTGAGACAACGCACTCGTGCCCAACGTGATGCTGACCGTGACCAACAACTGGCCGACCGAGCGGCTCAAGCACAAGCACACAAAGACGCATTGAAAAACGCTCCGCCCAAGGAGCCAACAAAGACCATGAGCTATGATGATAGTGTGGTTGCATTCAATGACAAAACAAAAGCCCTGGGTTACAAGCGACTGAGTGAAGAAGAGCAATTGGATGAACTTGCTACCGCCCAGAGACAAGCATACGCTGGTAACAAAGCAGATGGTACTGCTTGGACTGGTGATGAATTAAGAAATAAATTTTTTCCGCAACAACCTGCTGCCGTGGCACCTGCAGGCCAAACTCCAGAAGAAATTCGTAAAGCCAAACAGGCTGCCGCAGCCGCCTTGGCACAACAACAAATGAACAATCCCACCGCACCAGCAGTGGAGCCAACAGCAACACAACAACCGTTACCACAATTTACAACTAACCTACCACCTGATGCAACTGTTTCGGCCAACCCGCCTGAAGGTCCCGGTGGAACTTATAATAAAAGAACCGGACAGGCCAAAGTAGGCAATGTCAGCCAAATTCGACTGGACGATTTATCCCCAGAGGCTCAACAACAAATTCAACAACAACTTAGCACAGTAGCAGAAGCATTAATTCGTCCAGTAACCGAATTGTTGCAACAAGCAGAATCCAAAGAAGACATACAACGTATCAAGCAATTTGTTGATCAACAATTTGTCAAACATGGAGCGGTGTCAGAATCTACATTTGCTCAAAGAAATCAATTGATCAATTACATCAAGGAACACAGCCACAAGATGGCCCACTGAACACACCTTAGGACCGTTACCGTTTACGGTGTGTGGGCGGCTGCTGCCTCAGGTTGGGAATTCGCTACTCCCAATCGAAAGTGAGCATTAATTATATCCGCCGCATGCTCATGTGCTTGAGTTTCAAAATGATTACCTTGTTGCCTTGCGTAACCTTTTGATTCGCACCAAGGAACAAACCCCTGATTTTCAAATAAAAAAATTCTGCTGTGATCAATTGTTTTGATAATTGCACCCAAATATTCATCAGGTCGTTGATACAATTGACTATGCACTATTTCATTTGTGTCAAATGTAAACATATACGGAATGCCACGAGATTTTAAAAAACTTTGTGCAATTAATATTTCTTTAAGTGCGGTGCTAACTCCAGTATATTCCCAACGTCCGGGACCAGCATACCAGTATTCTTCAAAACCTGATCCAGGAACACAAGTGGTCATGTCAGTTGCCGCCCATCCATGTTCGGATCTAAACTCTGCTCTTATGGTAGTGGCCCAGGATACCAGCACCATATCGTCACTGTAGTCTTTGTAACTTAATATTTTTCTTGCTACTTTGTTGTTTGATGTTCTTGGTTTAACTTGTGAATCATACGCAATGCCTAATCGATCAGCAACGATTTGTGGATACGGCACAATTGTTTTATTCAGTGCCATGATAGGACTGGAACCAAATGCTATCAATCTATTCATGTGTACTCCCGATCCAACCAGGATCTAGATATCTTGCCCGATGGGCTTGTGGGTATGGTGTCAACTTGCTGTATTAGTTTAGCACGGCAATGTGGTCCTAATGTTGATAACAACTGTGCAATATCTTTTGAATCACATGTGCCTGCGTATAAACATTTCACAGATGCTGAGCCAAATATCACACAACTGGCCAGGCCATCAACACCTGCAAGCAATTGCTTTTCTAAACTTTCGGGATTTAATTTCCTCCCACGTATGTTGATCTGATCTCGATGCCGCCCTAGAATCCGGTAATACCCTTGCTCGTCTTGTTCGGCTAGATCACCAGTGTTGTACCACCCAGGTTGGAATATGCAAGGGCCTTGTATGTACAGTTGGCCATCCTCGATCTTGGCTTGATTGCCATCGGGCAAGCCGACTGTGCCCATACGCTGTTCGCCATGCAAGGGATTGGTAAAGCAATGACTCAGTGCTTCGGTCATGCCAAATGCTTCACAAACAGGCACACAAAATCGTTCCACAAGACGTTGATACAATGCATCTGACATGGCAGCCGATGCTGACCTAACAAACCTAAGTGAATCAAAATCAAAATGTGCTAGTATTTTTAATACATCGGGTATGGCAGTTACAAATGTTGGATGGTATTGGTTCATGCGTTTGATATCTTGCATGGGTAAAAAATGTGTTTCGCAACCGGCTTGTTTTGTGGCCCAGTAAAATCCCTGTCCGTGTGCATGCCACAATGGCATTATGCTTACATATCTATCATTGGCAGAGATATCATAACTGCGACAAATGGTTTGAGATCGTTGATCTATTTGTTCTTGAGTAAAACTACAAAATTTGCTGTCGCCGGTTGTGCCGCTGGTGTACCAAAACACTCGTTCGTTACCGTAATCGCTGCCATCGCGATATTGTATGCCCGAATTGGTAACTAACACGCTCCAGTCTGCGGCACCTAATAGATATTCCCGGCGGGACAATACAGCCGAGGGATTTACAATCATGACACTGTAATCACCAAATTGGTCTATATAATCATACGGATTTTCTACACAAAGAACGGCTCTTTTCATGCCAATACTTATATTAGAACAACCGAGTTGTTAAATGTCTTGCAATCTAGAACTTTATGCTGTATAATTTACTTTTAAGGAAACATTATGACCAAGACATTTAACGGCGACCAAAAACTTAAACTCACCCAGATCATCAACGAAGGCATGCAGGTGATGTTTGAGATTGATACCTTGCAAGGTGGACTCAATGACACAGTAAAAGCAGTGGCAGAAGAATTAGAAGTCAAGCCTGCTATTCTCAAGAAGGCTATCAAACTAGCACACAAGGCCAGCTTTGGTCAAGAGAAACAAGACCATGAGACACTGGAAACAATTTTGGAAACAGTTGGCAAAACGCTCTAATGTATTCTGTATTCCAACATTGGGATCCATTAAAGGTATGCGTTATTGGCACAAGTTACCCACCAGAATTTTATTCATGGATCCAGGACTTAGACACACGCCGACGTTTTGAACAGTTGGCAGAAGAAACCGAACAAGATTATCAAGGCCTTATTAGTTTATTACAAGGCAAGTTTGGAATTCGTGTACTGCGACCTCAACTGCCTGTAGATTTCAGTGAGTTGAAATGTCACGGACGCTGGATTGCCCCTCCGGTGGCACCCAGAGACTTTTTTGTAATGATACATGATCAATTATGGATTCCAAGAATTCCCAATCATGCTTATGCTCAACGAGCATTTGCTAATCAAAATGATATGGACTTAATTACATTCCAACAGCGTGACCTTGATCAGCATCTTGCCAAGTTAGCATGCTATCGAAATATTTTTAAAGATGTTTCTGAACAAGGCAATCGATTGCAATATACCAATCTTGACGTTGTGTCTGGTTGTTTTGTAAGCAGGATTGGACAAGATTTATACTTTGCTACACAAAGTTATGATGAGGATCAGACTAAATTATTGGATCAAGTTAATCAACATTTTCCCAACACACGTAATCAAATTGTCAACGCTGGCGGTCACGGAGATTCTACCTATTGTCCAGTTACCCCTGGATTGATTATAAGTTTGCGTGATGTCCCTACTTATGCCGATACGTTTCCTGGTTGGGAAGTTGTTTATCTTTCGCCATCAACTTATGCTGACACAGATGAATTTAGATCTAGCATGAGACTCAATCGAGGACGCTGGAACATACCTGAATTTGAGGCTGATCCTAATCTTGTACACATGGTAGATCACTATTTTGATTCATGGGTAGGCAATGCTAGTGAAACTGTTTTTGATGTTAACATTCTAGTAATAGATCAAAAAAACATTGTAGTATCAAGTCACAATGATCAAGTTGAAGAAGCCTGCTCACGTCATGGGGTTGAAGTACATGTTAGTTCGTTCAGACATCGCTATTTTTGGGATGCAGGTATACATTGTATTTCTAATGATTTGAATCGTGAAGGTAAAATTAACAATTACTTTGCTGACAATGATAAGTACCAATGAGTCGCTCACATTAAGAGCATGAAGCACGGCTTACCGGCCACAAACGGAGAACAATGAGTTATATTGACGCACTTTTTGATCGTGAACACGATCGCATACACACAGTAGAACGCCGCAATGGCGAACGAGTCTACAAAGAATACCCTGCCAACTACATCTTTTATTATGATGATCCTCGGGGCAAGTTCCAAAGCATCTATGGCACGCCTGTGTCAAGATTCAGCACAAGAAACAACAAAGAGTTCCGCAAGGAAGTACGCATACAGAGCAACAAACAACTGTATGAGTCCGATATCAATCCCATCTTTAGATGTCTAGAAGAGAACTACAAAGACCAAGACGCTCCAGAACTGCACACAGCATTTTTTGACATTGAGGTTGCATTTGATCAAGAGCGTGGATTCTCGCCTGTGACAGATCCTTTCAACCCCATAACCGCTATATCAGTATACCTGGACTGGTTGGATCAATTGGTCACACTAGCAGTACCGCCCAAGGGATTGAGTTGGGCCACAGCACAAGAGCTGGTGGCTGACTTTGACAATACCATACTGTTCGAGCGTGAAGAGGAAATGATCAAGACATTCCTGGACTTAATAGATGACGCAGATGTGCTCACAGGTTGGAACTCGGAAGGCTATGATATTCCTTACACCATAAACAGAACAATCCGTGTGCTCAGCAAAGATGACACAAGAAAGTTTTGCTTGTGGGGACAACTACCCAAGAAGCGTGTGTTTGAACGTTTTGGTGCTGAGAACGAGACCTATGACATTGTGGGCCGTGTACACATGGACTATATGCAACTGTATCGCAAGTACACATACGAAGAGCGACACAGTTATAGCCTGGATGCCATTGGTGAATACGAACTCAATGAACGCAAGACACAGTTCGAAGGCACACTAGACGCACTATACAATCAACACTTTAAAAAGTTTATTGAATACAACCGCCAGGACACCATGCTGATTGGTAAACTGGACAAGAAGTTGAGATTCTTAGATCTAGCTAATGAACTGGCACATGCCAACACAGTACTATTACAGACCACCATGGGTGCTGTGGCAGTGACTGAGCAGGCCATTATCAACGAAGCACATGAACGTGGCATGGTTGTGCCCAATCGCAAACAACGCCTTACAGATGAAGACACCCAGGCCGCAGGTGCCTATGTTGCATACCCTAAGAAGGGCATGCATGAGTGGGTGGGATCAGTTGACATCAATTCATTGTATCCGTCAGCTATTAGGGCCATGAACATGGGACCAGAGACTGTGGTAGGGCAACTACGTCAGGTCATGACTGATAGGATTATCGGTGAACGCATAGCCAAAGGTGCAAGTTTTGCCGCGGCATGGGAAGGGTTGTTTGCATCATTAGAATATACTGCTGTGATGGAACAACAACGTGGCACAGAGATCACCATTGACTGGGAGTCAGGTGAAGAGACTGTGCATGGTGCCGCAGAGATCTGGAAGATGATGTTTGATTCAAATCAACCCTGGATCCTTACAGCCAATGGCACAATACTCACATACGAGAAGAAGGGTATCATTCCCGGCTTGTTGGAACG